GCGTCGAGGGTGCGTACGCCGGTCGCGCCAGCCGTGAAGGCCGGGTCGGCGAGGGTGAACTCGGCCAGGAGGGTCTGCCCGCTGATCGCGGTGTCCGGACCAGCAGGCTTGCTGCCGGAGTAGATCCGGATGAGACCCGGGCCGGAGCCGCTGTCGAGCGCGTCGGTGTGGCCGGCGGCGGCCGCGTTCCGGCGAGCGTTCGAAAGAGTGGGCATGTGTCCTCCTGAGTGATCAAGCCCAGGGTATCAGCGCTTGCGCTTGCCGCGACGGCCCGTCCGCTTGTTCGCAATCATGGCCGCCCGCTTCTTCGACATGCCCTTCTTCCTGAGCGCGTGGTACTGCCCCCAGCGCTTGACCTTCTTGCCTGGCATGGCATCACCTCACTTCGAGGTTACCAGGCGCCCCAGACCTCGCCGTTGCGCTTCTCCTCGGGCTTCTCGCCGTTGAGGAACGAGCGGCGCAGCAGGCGGGCGCCGACGGCGGCCACGGCCAGGTCGATCTTCCTCGAGCTCTCCCGGTTGTCCTTCATCAGCGAGGTGCCGAACTTGCCGGGGTAGCGCCGGGCGTTGCGCATGTGCGCGACCAGGGCCGGGTGGCCGTCGATCTGGAACTGCGGCTCGAACTCCTCGATGTCGTTCAGGTGCTCGATCTCCTCGACGAACGTCTCGGCCGCGCCCACGAAGAGCCGCTGGCGCTCCGGGCTCGCCAGGTCGAACATGACCGAGTGCGTGCTCAGGCCGGACTTGGTCGCCCAGATCTTGAGCTGGTCCTTGTACTTGACGTGCCAGGAGTCGATCATCTCGTCCCAGTAGCGAGTGCCGTCCTCGTCATCCGTAGCGTGAGACGGGTCGGCCCAGAAGCCGATGACGTTCAGCTCGGAGAAGGCCTCGTCGACCCGCTTGTCGACGGCGTGTCTAGGCGCTAGCCACTTCTCGCCGCGCTTGCCCTTGGGCTTCTGCCAGACGCCGATGGTGAAGATGTAGCTGTCGCTGATCCGGCAGCCGACGATGGCCGTAGCGTCGTCCGACTTGGAGCCGTCGAAGAAGATTACGACCTCCTCGCCGGGCATGACCGCGCGCCAGCCGACCTTCAGGTCGTCCTTGCCGACGACCGCCCGGTTGGCCTTGACCACAGAGTCAATCGCCGCGTCGATGGCGGCCGGGTCGACCCAGGCGTCCTCGGCGGCCACGATCTGGTTGAACCAGAACCGCCGGGCCTGGGAGGTCGGGACCGTCTTGTCGATGATGGCGTTGACGATGGACTCGATGTCCAGCCACCAGGCGTCGCCGCGCACGCCCCGGACGATGGCCGCCAGGTGGTCGCGGGTTTCCTGTTCGGTCGGCTCGACCAGCTTGCCAGAGCGATCCCGGACCGGCTTCGGCCGCATGGTGGCGTCGGCCGGAGCCTCGAGCGAGTCGTAGAGGATGCCCGTCTTGATCGCCAGGCCCGCCTCCTGCTCGTCGTACGTGTCCCGGCGCCGCTGGGCGACGGAGTCCTCCGACGGCTCGTAGGCGTTCGTGATTGCCAGGGAGCGAGCCTGGCCGCCCTTCGACTTGGTCGCGTTACGTGCGATGACGTTATACATCTCGTGACCGTCGTTGTTCGACAGCCAGTGGTGCGTCTCGTTCATGATGACCAGCGTCGGCCGGCCACCTTCGAGCGCACGCGGCGAGGAGGTCACAGCCTCGATCCGGCGAGCGCCGTCGTACGCGTAGACGATCTCCTTGCCGATGGTGATCGAGTGCTTCTCGATGCAGGCCTTGGTGAACAGGCCCGGGAACAGCGTCATCGTGTTCTTGGTCTGTTCCTTCGAGACGGCCGCGATCTGCACCCACGCGCGCGGGTGGGACTTCGCAATCGGGTCGCCGATCTCCAGGCCCAGGTCCGGACGGCGCCGGGTGGTCCACCCCATGAAGCGGCAGGGGCCGACGAGCTCGACGGCGGCCAGGGCGGCGGCCAGCGGGTCCTTACCCCAGCCCTTGAGCCGCTGCAGTACGCCTTCGCGGTAGATGAAGCGGCCGCGCGCGTCGATGGCGTACCACCAGAGCACGAAGCGCTTCTGCTCGTTGGTTGGTGTAAACGGCATGGCGTGGCCGAACTCGTCGACCTCGTCCGCCAGGAGGTTCTCGGTGATCCACTTGAGGATCTGCCAGCCCAGGGTGAACTCGGGCAGCATGAACTCGCCGAGCGGGTCCTCACCGTCCCAGTCGGGATTGCGCTCCCAGGTGGGTCCAATGGTGACCGGCTCGACGATGGCCTCCTGGGGCCCGACGAGCTCTTCGGTCAGCGTCATCGCCGATTACGTCTCCTTGAGATTCTGGCGCCAAGCCATACGCCGAACAGCGTCAGGAAGGCGGTCCAGATGCCGATCAGGACCAGGATGCCGACGGCGTCGGCGGTACTCATGCTGCTCCCTTGACCGCGATGTGGACGAGGAACCAGGCGACGAAGATCCCGCTGACGATCAGCCAGGCGGTCCGGCCGGGCTTGGTGTCCGTGCGGAACCACTTCCGGAAGTGCTCCGAAAGCGTGTCGCCAGGTCGGTCATTCAGGAGTGCGGCCAGCTCGATGCAAGCGAAGGCGGCGATCCAGATGACCCAGAGTAGGGTCCAGATCATCGGATGACCCGGCCGTTCGGCGTGATCTCGACGTTCTGCTTCCCGCGCGGAACGGCCCGGCCCGCCTTGGCGTCGCCGGTGTTGACCTGGAGGTGCCGGATCTTGCAGGCGAAGCTGTCGGGGGCGTAACCGCATTCGCACTTGCACTTGTAGCTCGCGCAGTCGCCGCCGGCGCAGCCCGCTGCGTGGTAGATCGTGGCCATCGTCATGCCTTCCGGAACATCGCCGCGCGGTCGAGGACGACACCGTCGTCCGTCGGGTCGTCTTGACCCTTGCCCTTCAGAGACTCGCGCTCGAGCTCCAGGGCGAGGCGGCGTCGATCGCCCTCGGTTGCCAGGAGCGCAGTGAAGCCCTTGAGGTACGCGGCGAGGGAGGCGCCCTTCAGGGGGATGCGCTCCATCATGACCTCGCCCGTCTCCTCATTGATACCGACGAACTGCGGCTTCATGTCGAGGGACAGGGATTCAGCCAGGACGTAGGCGATGGCCCAGTCCGACGGCTGGTAGTAGATACGTTGGCCGGACCTTGCCAGGCTCTCGTACCACTGCTTCGCGACGGGGTGCCACTTCTCATCGGCGGGAATCATGCCCTCGTCGGCGAGCTTGAGGATGGCGTCGTCGATGTCTTCGAGGTTCACGACCTCCGCGCCAGCCAGCTCGGCCTTCGTGCGGTGGCCCATCTTCGCCTCGGTCTTCTTGCCGACCGGTCCACGGGCGCCCATCAGGACACCTTCTTTCCGGGCAGCTTCTTCAGGGTGATCCCGATCTCGTTGAGCGCTGCCTTGAGTCGCTCCTGGGTGTCGGGGTCGGAGAGGTCGCCGAACTCGGGGACGTCCTGAGCGAGTTGCTCCATGGCCTGGAGCTCCTCGTCGGTCTCCTCGACGATCTTGGCCGGCGGGGTCCAGTCGACCTCGTTGGTGTACTCGACATCGCGGCCGAAGGTAACGCGGGAATCACGCGAGGAGGCGAGCGAGAACCGGTCGCGCCGCTGGGCGAAGCCGGGGAGCTCGATGATGTGGTCTGCGTGACGGACTTGAGCCGAGGACTTCGCGAACGTAGCGCGGATTCCCTTGTCACGGCAGTACTGGTTCGCCTCGCGAAGGTTCCCTGCCAGGATCACTGTGCGCTTCATCGCGACCTCCTACGGTCTGTGGGCGGGCACTGCCCCGCCGTCGAGACCAAGGGTAGCAAAAGGCGAGGGACCGAGGATCTGATCCGGCTTTCTTTGGCGGTTCGAGTGGGCTCTCATGCCTGCGGCGGCGTGACCTCGCGCTCGACCATCGCGCACTTGCGCTGGTAAGTCCGGTGTGTCCTCGGTCCCTCTTCGCGATGCATCGACCCTACTACGGCCGCCCGAACTCCGCAAGATGCCGCACCATCAGGTCCTTCGACTTGATGATCTCGACCGCCCGGGAGTCGAGGATGACCAGGCGACCCCGGTCGGTCTCGGTCCGGATGAGGCGGCCAGCCGCCTGGACGATGCGAGTCAGCATCAGGTCCTTGTAGCGGAGGTAGAACCGCTTGGACAAGGCGTCCGTGACCGGGTCCTTTCCGGGGTACGGCAGCTTCCAGATCGCGACGAGCTCCAGCGCGTCGCCCGGTACGTCGAACCCGGTGGCGAAGCTCTCCGAGCCGAACAGGACCGCCTTGCCGTCGGCCTTGAACCTCTCCGCGAGCTGCTCGTTGGTGAGCTGGGTGACTTCGTCCTTCTGCCGGAGGACCTGGCGCCCGGCCGCGATCAGGCTCGGCGCGAGCTGCTCGTAAACCCGGTTCATGTCGGCGAACGAGGAAAAGAGGAGCAGGCAGCCGCCCTTGGTCTTCTCGATCTCCTCGGCCAGGACGTTTACACGAGCAAGCAGGTTGCCCTTAGTCCCGGCGTACCGGTAAGAGCCGTCGGTGTCCGCAATCCGGAGCACTGCCTGCGTTCCGTAGTCGAACGGATGCCCGACGTCATAGATCTCGGCGGTCCCGGCCACTCCAAGCGCGGCCGCCATCGAGGACGGGATGGTCGCCGAGACGAGACCGAACGGACGGGCGGTCAGGAGTGCGGCGGCCGACGTCGAGATGTCGATGAAGTCCATCTTCAGCGACCAGCCATCCGACCAGATCAGGCAGTTCTCGCCCGGCGACTCCAGCCGCAGGACCATCTTGCCCAGAGCCTCCTGGATCTCCTGCGCGCGCTCGGGGATGGTGCCGTTGTCGCGCTTCTCTGGGCCGACCTCGAAGGCGGTCTTGATCGCGCGGGCGGTCGCGTCGTCGATGCGCTCCGACTGTTCACGGAACTTGAAGCAGGCGCGGGCGATGTTCTCGCCGACGGTGCCGTAGTACTTGTCCAGCTCCTTCATCCGGACCGAGCGGCCGGCGTAGTCCTTCAGCTTGGCCTCGAGCTGGTGTGCCTCGTCGACGAAGACGGCGCCCTGGGTGTCGAAGATCGGGTCCGGTAGCGTCCGGTCGTTGATGATCCAGAAGTCGGAGTTGGTGACGACGATGTTGGCCCGCGAGGCGTAGTACTTGGCCTCCTGGTAGTCGCACCGGTGCTGGATCCGGCCGGGAAGCTCGTCTGGCTGGATCGAGCGCCAGTCGACGTCGGGGTCGTCCTCGATGCCCAGCCAGGAGCGTATGGAGCAGCCGACGTCCTTCGTCAGGCAGCCCGAGGGCTCGTCGCTGTCTTCCCCGGTGCCATAGTCGGCAGAGAGGTCACAGTGGTACCAACGCTTGCCTCGGAGCTCGGCGAAGTTCAGACCGAAGCACTCGGCGGCGGACGGGATGTCCTTGGCCATGTACTGGTCCATCAGGACTCGCGTGGGTGTAACGATGAGTGACTGGATGCCCGTCTTCCTGTAGGCGTGGACCGCCGCCGCGATCACGGCGATGGACTTGCCGACACCCGTACCCGCCTGGACGATGGTGCCGTCGTGGTCGATGTCGCAGAGGTGGTTGAACAGAGTCTCCTGCTGCGGGCGGGACTGGTAGCCGATGTGGGACAGTAGGTCGTGCAGTTCGTTTGTGGTCATGAGACCAGTAAAGCGCGACTTGCGCGGATTGTCAAACTCTGTGTATGGTACTCCCATGACTACTCAGATCGAGGACCTCGTAGGCCTCACAGAAATCGCCGAGCGCTGCAACGTCAGCAAGAACGTTGCGTCTGGCTGGACCCGAAAGCACACCTTCCCGGAGATCAAGCACAAGCTGGCGATGGGACCAATGTGGGACTGGAAGGAGGTCCAGGCCTACCTCTTCCCGGCCCCGAAGGTCGAGGTGCGCATCCTCAAGGGCGATGCGTTCGCCTATGCTCCGAAGTCACCCTGCGACGGATGTGGGAGTGAGAACGTCCGCATCGAGGGGGATGGGGAGCTGAAGATCACCGCCACGTCGGCGTGGGTCGAGTACGTGCTTCACTGCAATGTCTGCACGAGGGAGTTCGACCGCGAGTTCGAGCTCAAAAAGGAGGAAGCGTGACCGAATCCGGTGGTTTCATGGCCGATCGCGGCCTGTCTGTGCCCAAGTCCGACCATCAGGGGCCGAAGTGGGCCGCCGCGATGGTCCGCAAGGGCTGCCACGTCCACCCGCTACGCCTGGGATCCAAGCTCCCGGCCACTGAGCACGGCGTGCTCGACGCCGTCGCCGACGCCTCCGAGATCCGGGGGAACTACGGCGTCTCGATGAGTGCCTCCAACCTGGTCGGCCTTGACCTCGACGACTATGTCGCCGGCAATGAGATCGAGCAGTTCCTGGCGGACTACGAGATCCCGGAGACCTTCACAGTCATCACCGGATCGGGCGGTCGCTCGATGTACTTCCAGGCGCCCGAGGGCTCGACCTTCCTCAACGCCCAGGGGCTCGTCAAGGGCGTCGACATTCGGGGCAACAACGGCTACATGGTCGGCCCCGGCTCGAAGGTTCACCCCGGCGAGATCAAGGCTGGCGGCACCGGTGACGGTACGTACCGCTTCGACCCCACGGGCGGCATGGACTTCGCTCCGCTGCCGCCGAAGCTGGCTGAACTGCTGGCCGAGCGCTCCAAGAAGAAGGAGTACGACCCGCAGGTGCTCGAGAGGACCGCAAGCGCGGCGGCGTACGAGGCGATGGACCCGGCCACCAAGCAGCGGGTCGACGTCTGGCTGGACAACACGGTCGGCGGGATCATGGCCGAGCTGGACGCGATGAAGCGCTGGCCGGAGGGTTACCGCGAGGAGTTCCGTGGTGAACAGGAGGGGTGGGAGGCTGGCGTGCTTCGCCGGACGTTCCGCCTGGCCCAGATCGTCAACGCCGACTGGAACCCGCTCGGCAAGGACGATGTCATCGGCCTCCTGCGCAAGAACCTGCCCAACGACGCCAGCTTCACCATCGCCGACGGCCTCGGCAAGTTCGCGCGCGGCCTGTCCAACGCCGATCCGGCGCACTACCCCCTGGAGGATCAGTACGACATGCTCGACGGCGTGGAGGACCGGACCCCGGGAAAAGCCGACGGCGGCAGCGGTACTGACGAGGAGGTGATCTCGTCGGCGAAGCTGGTCGGCGGGGTCCAGGGACACATCCTCTTCGACACTTCCGGCTGTCGCCGCATCGAGGTGAACGACGCGGGCAAGGAGAAGGAGAAGGAGGTCCTGCCCGCCACGACGGCCCGTCGGCTCATCGAGAGCTGGCCGATCGCCAAGCAGCCGCTGTCGAAGTCGCAGAACTGGTGGGTCTACAAGGACGGCGCCTGGGTGCTGAACGACTCGGTCGTCCGGCTCTCCATGGCGGCCAGCTTCGGCGACTCGTACAAGACGGCCGACGTCGCTCCGGTGGAGGACGTGCTGTCCACCATGGCGGACGAGATCGAGATCGAGCCGCACCCGGAGTTCATCAACTTCCGCAACGGCATGCTCGAGTGGAAGACGGGCGAGCTCCACGAGCACAGCCCGGCGTACAAGTCCACCGTGCAGGTCCCGCACGACTGGAACTCCGACGCGACCTGCTCCGGGTTCGACGAGTGGCTGGTCGAGCGGCTCAGCCCCGAGCGGCGGACGCTCGCCTGGCAGCTCATCGCCGCCACTCTGTACTCGGGCATCGTCAGCCAGCGGGCCGGGCTGCTGTACGGCGTCGGCAAGTCGGGCAAGTCGACGTACCTCGAGGTCATCCAGGGGCTCATCGGGGCGTCCAACGCCTCGGCCCTCAGTCCGCAGGCGATGACCAAGACCGTGTTCGCCACTCACGCCCTCCTGGGCAAGCAGGCCAACATCGTCACGGACATCGACCCGACCCGGATCACCGAGACGGCCGTCTTCAAGCAGGTCGTCGCCGGCGAGCCGATCCAGGCCCAGCAGAAGAACAAGCCGGAGTTCACCTTCCGGCCGTTCTGCAACCACCTGTTCTCGGCGAACCAGATCCCGCGCTCGAGCGACCGTACGTCGGCCTGGACTCGACGCTTCGCCATCCTCCGCTTCACTGAGGTGATCGGCGGACCCACCGTGGTCGTCGACCGCTTCGACAAGATCCTGCTCCGGGAGGCTGAGGGCATCATCGCCAAGGCGCTGACCTTCCTGCCGGACCTGATCCGGGATGGCTACACGCTGGTCGAGGAGGACCAGGAGGAGTTCGCGGCCGCCACGGACTTCACCCGTGACTTCTGGGCCGACGCGGTCGAGATCTCCGGCAACCCACTCGACTTCACGCCAACGACTCAGCTCGCTCAAGCGTTCGACATGTGGTGCCAGACGAACCGGATCCGCAACACGCCTCCGTTCGCCGACGTCGAGCTCGCTCTCCGGGACAACCCCATCGTGGAGCGCTCCCGCAAGCGCCTCATGTCGGGGCGGGGTAACAACCCGGTCCGTGGGTGGAAGGGTGTCGTCCTTCGCCCCGAGTATCGCCCCTCGATGGGTGAGTACGACCTCCTCGGAGGTGTGCCAGACACCGACGCTTAGGGTGGCACACACCCTCCGACCCGGCCATGGCTCTCGCGGCCCCCGCTACTCTCAGTCATTGAGGGTTCGGGGGCCGCTTCGTTTTCGGGGATGTGTGCCGGGGTAGGTGGCACACATAGGGGGGGGGTGGCACACGGGTGGCACACCATATAAGCCCAGGTCAGAGGCCACTTTTTGGGTGTGTGTGCCGGTGTGCCACCCTTTTTCTACATTAGCTAGAGAAAAAATAAGGGTAACTATGTGTAGTCACAGGATTTTCTGGAGCTGCGGGTCGCGAGGGGGTGGCACACGGCACACATATTGTATTGAGCTCGATCCGGAGGGGCGCCGGCGGCTTGTTACTCGTAAGTAGGTTCCACATTGAAAACCTGGGAGGAATCTGAGTTGCTATGCCGATCGGTCGGGCGTGCGGCGCGCGCGGAGGGTACCCCCCGGGGGGCTGAGAGTCAAGAGTGCGTGATCAGATCGTAACCAACGGGTGTTTGAAGCAGGTGATCAAACGAGCGTTGGGGGTGCATGCCTGAAGTCGCATATTGCCTGGTCAGAGCCCAGTTAGCCGGCTAACGATGGGAGCTGAGAGAGGCTAGTTGTCCAGCATGTGAGATGGGGGCTTGCGCTGTGGGGCAGGGTGTGGGTAATGTTCTGGGTGTTGGAAGGCACCGCCGGAGGGTCCGGGGGTGAGGGGTTGACAGGCAGGCAGGGTGCCTGTAGCGTCAAGCCCAGTTGATAACTCCAGAGTGGCGCTACGGCGGGCAGGGTGGCAGGATGCACCTA